AATTGACACAAACTCATATTTTTAATAAAATAAAAGTATAAGGAATTAAAAAATGGCGAATTCAACATCTGCTAATCTAAAACTTACTGTCCAAGCAACTGGTGAAAACTCAGGAACTTGGGGACAAATTACAAATACAAACTTATTAATTTTAGAACAAGCTATTGGTGGTTTTACAACTTTTAACGTAACTAATGCTAGTAGAGCATTAACTTTTACTAACGGTGCTTTATCAAATGGTAAAAATGATGTTATTAGATTAACCGGCACACTAGCTGGAAACTTAAACGTAACTATACCAAATTCTATAGAAAAAACTTACATTGTACAAAATGACTGTGACCATGCAGGAAATACATTAACCTTTAAAACCACATCTGGCACAGGTGTATTATTATGTGAAGGTAATTGTTATGTGTTATATTCTGATGGTACAAATGTTGTAAAAGCAAACGAGTATAGAAAATGGAGAGTTATATCAGCAGCAGAAACAGTTCAAGCTGGTGCTAAACTTTTAGTAAATACAAATGGTGGATCTGTAACTGTAACTCTTCCAGCGTCACCGGCGACTGGGGATGAAGTTCACTTTGTCGACCAAGGTTATGATTTTAACTCAAATGCATTAGTAGTTGGAAGAAATGGCTCTAACATTGCTAATGCTGCATCTAACTTAACTGTCAACACACAAGGCGCAGCTTTTGGTTTAGTATTCTCAGGCGACGCTACAACAGGATGGACTTACACGGAGAAATAATATGTCAAATTACGAAGCAACAAAATACGATTTTTCTGGAGCAAACCTTACAGGTATCGAAGGTATACCTACGGCAACTATCGTGCCATGGTCTTCTTCTTCAATACCATCAGGTTTCTTAGAGTGTAATGGTCAAGCAGTTTCAAGATCAACTTACTCTGCATTATTCGCTATCATAAGCACAACTTATGGAACAGGGGATGGCGCATCTACTTTTAACGTGCCAAATTTATCTGATAATGTAGCTATAGGTAAATCAAACAACAAAGCTTTAGCATCAACTGGTGGTGCAAACACAGTGCAGTCAACTGGAAACGTTGGTGGGTCAACTGGTAATACAACTCTATCTACTAGTCAAATCCCTTCACACAATCACCCAGCAGCCAATACATCTGGAAGTACTTCTGGAGACCCAGCTACACCGGGAGCTACACCATCAAGCACAGGATCAACTGGTGGCGGAGGATCGCACAGTCACAACATGAGTGCAAACTTTACAGGTGATTCAACTTCTGTTGTACAACCTTATTTAACCGTGATATATATTATTAAAACTTAGGAGTTTAGATGAATAGTAAATGGACAGTAATATTTGATGACAAACAGATTATTAACCAATCTGTAAAAAATGAAGATGGATGGCCACAAAGATATATCATTGATAACGATGCATTTTGGAATGATGCAAAATGGAATAACATTCATGCGATACAATTCGTAGATGATGACAATGATCACAACGATTGTGTTGAGTATGTTCCTGGAACTTTAGGAAGAAATACAACATGGGCAGAGGCTAATCTTGGTTCTTTTAGAGATCAATTTATTGTTAAATGGGACGCAGCGCACTTAGCTAGATTACAAAAAGATTGGGACGACGATAATGGGGAAGGTGAAACACCTGAACAAAAAATAAATAGACTAGGTAATAGACCTACTTCTTTTACGTCTCCATAAAATTAAAATATCCACTTAATATATATCTATCTTTACCTTCAGGGCATATCATACCTCTATGAGTATGTGTAAAATAACTAGGCATAATTACTAATCTACCTGTTTTAGATAGTATTTTTGTTTTATCTAAAAACTCAGTTCCACAATTGTGATCGGTTAAATAAATCATAAAGTTTAATATTCTATGAGGACTTTCTAAAGAGTGTTCTGAATGCCAATTATCAAAATAATTACCTGGTTGCCAACGTTTAAGTCTAAGTTCTGTTAATGAAAAAGGATTAACAAACTTTAATTCTGGATATAAAGATATGTATTGATCCAAAATCTTTTGTATTCTACCATTAAAAAAACTTAATCTTTCATCATTTAATATTTTTGTGTCCAAAATAACAGCCTCGTAGTTACCTCTTTCAAACTTTTCTATTTTATTATTTTTAAATATATCTATTAAAATTAAACTTTCTTCTTTAGATAAAAAAGAATCTACTACATGGATAAAGTTTCTAATCACCTTAACATCATCCAAGAGGTTAAAATATATTTTTCACCTGATAAAGGCGGATTACCTCTATGGACGTACGGAAAACCTGCTGGCCATATAACTATTCTACCTTTCTTTGGTTTTACTCTTTTAGAAAAATGTAAAAATTCTGTTTCTCCACCTTCTTCTACGTCATTTAAATATATTGAAAAAACAAAAGCTCTGGCTTCGTTATCAAAACCTTTACCATGTTCTATATGCCAGATATGATAACCCTCTGTTGGTAAAGTTTTTTGTATTTTTAAAGTAGTAAATAAAAACTTGTCTACATCATAACTTTCTTTTGCACCCACATTAGAGCAGTAATGTTGAAAAGCTAGATCATAATTTACCATCATGGTTTTTAATTCTTGCCACCATATATCGATATTACCACCGTGTGAAAAATATTGTTCATCTTTCTTTTTTAAAGAAGATGTTTGTTCTGAAATGCTTCTATTTATAGTATTATTAAATTTACTTTGATTTTCAAAAAATTTAATGGCTTTATCACATTCTTCAGGTGTAATGTAATTATCGTATACAGCTATGAAATTGGATATATCTACGGATTTTTCATTCATTTTGTGTCTTTCATTCTATTTATAAGTATTATATAAGGCATTTATAATGCTACAAAAACTAAATTTCAAGTCAGGATTTAATAAACAAGACACAGAATCTGGTGCTGAAGGGCAATGGGTAGACGGTGATTTTGTTAGATTTAGATATGGTTTACCTGAAAAGATAGGTGGTTGGAATCAATTAACAGCTGCTTCTTTAACTTTACCTGGAGCAGGTAGACAACAAGTTGCTTTTACAAGTTTTGCTGGTGAAAAATATGCAGCCATTGGAACGTCTCAAGGTTTATTTTTATATTATGGAAATGATTTTTTTGATATCAGTCCATTGGATACAGCCATAACTGGTGCTACGTTAACAACGGTAAATGGATCAAATACACTAACTGTAAATAAAGCATCTCATGGATTATTAGCAGGTAGATACATCACATTATCTTCTGTAACCGTGACAGGTGCATCTGCTTTTACAGCATCTGATTTAGAAAAAGCATATGAAATTTTAACTGTTGCTACTGATAGTTTTACAGTGCAAGCCTCATCTAATGAAACAGGGTCAGGTATGACAGCTGCTGGAGCAGCCACAATTAATCCGTACGTGCTAGTTGGACCAACAACCCAAACAGGCGGTTATGGTTGGGGCACGTCCACATGGGGAGCATCAACTTGGGGAACAGCTAGAGCTACAACTACCGTGACTTTAGATGCAGGAAACTGGAGTCTAGATAATTTTGGTCAAGTATTAGTTGCAACTGTTTTTAATGGAGAAACTTTTACATGGAATGCTGGAGCCACAAATGCAAGAACTATTAGAGCATCTAAAACTACAAGTAACTTTCAAACTACAAACAATCCTACTGCCACTAGAATATCTGTGGTGTCAGATAGAGACAGACATTTATTTCATTTAGGAACAGAAACAACGATTGGTGATACTTCAACACAAGATCCTATGTTTGTAAGATTTTCTAATCAAGAAGATTTAAATACTTATGCACCAACAGCCATAAACACAGCTGGTACTTTTAGACTAGATACAGGAAACGAGATTAGAGCTGCCATACAAGGTAAAGATTATATTTTTGTGCTCACTGATTTAGCTGCTTACGTGCTACAGTTCGTAGGTCCACCTTTTACGTTTTCTGTTAGACAGGTTGGTACTAATTGTGGATGTATTGGACAAAATGCAGTGTCTTATGCAAATGGTGCAATATGGTGGATGGGAGCAGAAGGAGGATTTTTTGTATTTGATGGAACGGTAAAATCTTTACCATCACTTGTAGAGGACTTTGTATTTTCAACAGATGGTGATAATTTAGGATTAAACTTTGACGCAAGAGATGTAATATTTTCATCACCTAATAATCTATACACAGAGGTGAATTGGTTTTATCCAAAAGCAGGTTCTAGTCAAATAGACAGATGCGTTACCTATAATTATTCAGAAAATGTTTGGACTACATCTTCACTAGATAGAACGTCATATCAAGATCAAGGTGTCTTTAATAAACCATATGCAACAGATTATGATGATTCAGCCACACCTAATTTTCCAGATATTTTAGGTATAACAAATACCTATGGAGCATCTAT